AATGAAAGTTAAAGCACCAAAAGGTTATCACTGGATGAAGTCTGGAAAGACTTACAAATTAATGAAACACGCAGGTAAGTTTGTTAAACATAAAGGTGCAAGTTTAACAGCTAACTTTGAAATTCAAAAGAAACATAAAAAATAAAAATGGCAACTACTTACTTACAAGTTACAAACGAATTACTAAGAGAGCTAAACGAAATCGTATTAACCTCTAGTAATTTTGCAAATGCGACAGGTATTCAACAACACTCAAAAGATTGTATTAACAGAGCTTATAATGATATCGTAACTTCAGAACCTCGTTGGTCTTTTCTTGCTACAGGAGAAAGTGGAGCAACAGATCCTTTTTACGGTAATGTGTATCTTGAAACGGTTGCAGGCACAAGATGGTACGAATTAAAAGAATCTTCTAGTTCTTTGACAACTGACTACGGAGCAGTAGACTGGAACGATTTTTATTTAACAACAATCGGTGTAAGCGGTGAGTCAACACCTTATACAAGCCGTAACCTAAGATATGTTACGCTTGAAGATTGGAAAGATTTTAGAAGAGAATCTGAAAATATAGATGATACAGATTCTCAAAATTGGGGAGAACCGAATGTGGTTTTCAGAAGCCCAGACGGTAGGAAGTTTGGATTAAGTCCTATTCCTAAAAAAGTTTATAGAGTTTGGTTTTTTGCTTATGATTTACCAACGGCATTAAGCGCACACGGAGATACGATTGTGTTTCCCGATGTATATGTTCCTGTGTTGATTGCAAGAGCAAGATATCATATGCATCAATTTAAAGAAAATATGCAGGCAGCAGCTTTTGCTTTGGATGATTATAAAAAAGGATTAAGACAAATGAAATCTAATATGCTTAGTCCTGCACCAAAATATATAACAGACGATAGAGTTAGAGTAATTTAAAATGGCAGCAGCTCAACCATACACAGTTCCTTGCGGTGGAGGTTTAGTTAAATCAGCAAATGCAATTGATTTATTAAGAACTCCGGGAGCAGCAAAAGAACTAAGAAATTTTGAAGTTTCTATAGAAGGTGGTTATAGACGTATTAATGGTTTTACTAAATACGGATCAGCACAACCTTCAGGAAGTTCAGACACGACATTGGGTGTGTTTCCGTATGGTGATGGAGTTATCGTTACTGTAAGTGATGATATATATTTTAGTAATGATGGTGCAACGTGGCTACAAATAAATAGAAGTTCTGTAGCAGGCGGTGGTGATAATTATACAGCTTTTACAGGTCGTTCAGCTTTAAACAGAACAGGACAAGGACAATGCCAGTTTGTATTATTTGAAGGCGCTGATTATGATTACGGTGAAGTTATCATTGCAGACGGTGCAAACAAGCTATACAGCTTCCGTATGGAAGGAACAGGAGCTTTAAACACCAGAACATTTTTTGCGTCTGAGATAACTGTAACAGGCAGTGAGTCTGTAAAATACATAACGATACACGATCATCATTTAATTGCTGCTGGTGTATCAAATAATTTAAGCACTGTATATTATAGTGTTTATAATGATCCAGATAACTTTACAGGTTCTGGAGCAGGATCAGTTACAATATCTGATCAAATACAAGGAATCAAAGGATTCCGTGAAGATTTAATAGTATTTGCTGAAAACAGTATACATAAACTTGTTAATATAAATGATAGCTCAAGTATTCGTATTGACCCTATTACCGAAAACGTAGGCTGTTTAAGTGGTTACAGTATTCAAGAAATTGGTGGTGATTTACTATTTTTAGCACCAGATGGATTAAGAACTGTTGCAGGTACAGCAAGAATTGGTGACGTTGAGCTAGGTACAGTCAGTAAAGCAATACAACCTTTGGTATCTGACTTAGCAGAAAACATAAATAGTTTTACAATCAATAGTATTGTATTACGAGAAAAATCTCAATACAGATTATTTTATAGAGATTCTTCGTTATTAGCAACAGACCAAAAAGGAATTATAGGAACGCTTAGACCTAACGGATGGGAATGGTCTGAGACAAGAGGATTAGAAGTTACAGCCATCGGATCAGGTTTTGATAATAACGGAATAGAAAAATATTATCACGGCTCAAGAACAGGTTATATTTATAACCATGACACAGGAAATGATTTTGATGGTTCTACAATTTTAGCAAGATACGCAACTCCTGATTTTGATTATGGAGACTTAGGAACCTTAAAGACTTTACATTACTTAAAGGTTTCTGCAAGTGCAGAAGGTGTAGTTCAACCTGATGTTCAAGTTAGGTTTGATTACGGTAGTACAAACGTACCACAACCAAATCTATTTGATTTAGGTACTATTGATCCACCTTCATTGTTTGGAGATGCTGTATTTAATACTAACGTATTTGGAGGAGCAACAAATCCTTTGGTTAGAATCGCATTACAAGGTAGCGGATACAGTAATAGTTTTACATTTATTAGTGAAGATTCATTACCGCCTTACACAATAAATGGACTATACATAAATTATATGCCTTCAGGAAGGAGATAAAATAAATGGCACAAAGTTATACAAGACAGAGTACGTTTGCAGATGGTGATACAATCACAGCAGCATTATTTAATGATGAGTACAACCAATTAGTCAACGCATTCACATACAGTTCTAGTAGTGCTTCAAGCACAGGACACAGACACGATGGAACAGCAGGTCACGGTGGTAACATACATACAATCGGTGACTTAGACTTTCTTAATAAAATTGTTGTTGATGATACAAACAATCGTTGGGGATTCTTTGTAGAAGTCTCTAGTGCTGCTGTAGAACAAATAAGACTGTCTGATGGAGTATTGGCTCCTGTTACAGACAGTGACGTAGACTTAGGTACTTCTTCTTTATATTGGAAAGATGCGTATATAGATTCAATTACTACCACAGGTAATGTTTCAGTTGGTGGTAATCTTACAGTTACAGGTACGACTACATTTAATGGTGGCACACTTACATTGGGTGATGCAGCAGACGATAACGTAGTTTTTGGTGCAGATGTCAACTCAAACATTATTCCTAACACAGATAATGCATACGACTTAGGAAGCTCTTCGCAAGAGTGGAAAGATCTTTATGTTGATGGTATTGCATACTTAGACGGTATTAACTTCAACGGTACAGCAATTACAGCAACTGCTGCTGAACTTAATATTATGGATGGTGTCACAGCGACTGCTGCTGAGATCAACGCACTTGACGGAATTACATCAACAGTTACAGAACTCAATATTGTAGATGGAGACACTTCTGCCACTTCAACAACTGTAGCAGACGCAGACAGAGTAGTATTAAACGACAACGGAACAATGGTTCAGGTTGCTGTTACTGACTTAGCTGCATACTTTGACGATGAAATAACTGCAATGCCTAACTTGGTTACAACCGCAGCTACAACAGTAGGAGCATTAAACTCAGGCAGTATTACTTCAGGATTTGGTGCTATTGATAATGGATCGTCAAACATTGCAACTACAGGTACAGTAACTTATGGTAGTTTGTCTGATGGTTCTATAACAATCACAGCTTTTGTAGACGAAGATAATATGTCTTCGGATAGTGCTACACTTGTACCGACTCAACAATCTGTTAAGGCTTATGTCGATTCTCAGGTTACAGCACAAGATTTAGATGCTAGTACAGATAGTGGTACTATTGATATTGATTTAGACAGTGAAACTTTAACAATTGCTGGTGGAGAAGGTATTGATACTTCTGCTTCAGGAACTACAATTACTATTACTGGTGAAGAAGCATCAACATCTAACAAAGGTGTAGCATCTTTTGATTCAGATGACTTTACAGTTTCTAGTGGTGCTGTAAGCCTAGCTACAACTTCTACTGCTGCGGAGCTTAATATCCTTGATGGTGTTACAGCCACTACAGCAGAACTAAACATTATGGATGGTGTTACAGCTACTACAGCAGAACTAAATATAATGGATGGTGTAACAGCTACAACTGCCGAACTGAACATTATGGATGGAGTTACCAGCACAGCAGCAGAATTGAATATTCTTGATGGAGTTACAAGTACAGCAGCAGAATTAAACATCTTAGATGGTGTTACAGCAAGTGCAACCGATATTAATCTTATAGACGGGATTACAAACGGAACAGTAATAGCCAGTAAAGCAATTATTACAGACGCTAATAAAGATATTACTGGTGGTAGAAATATAACCATTAGTGGTGAGTTAGATGCTGCTACATTAGATATTAGCGGTGATGCAGACATTGATGGAACTTTAGAAGCAGACGCAATTACAGTTGATGGTACAGCTTTAGATGAATATGTCACAGACTTAACAGGTGCAATGTTCTCAGGTAATACTGAAAGCGGTATTACAGTTACATTCCAAGACGGTGACAATACCATAGACCTTGCAGTTGATGCAGCTCAAACAGGCATTACTTCACTATTGGCTACAGACATTAAGATTGGTGAAGATGATCAAACTAAAATAGATTTTGAAACAGCAGACGAAATACACTTCTATGCAGCAAATGCAGAACAAGTGTATGTAGCTGACGGTATCTTTGGACCACAAACAGACAGTGATGTTGATTTGGGTTCTAGTTCTGTACGTTGGAAAGATGCTTATGTAGACTCTTTAACAACCACAGGTGCTGTGTCTGTCGGTGGAAACCTTACAGTTAATGGTACAACCACAACAGTTAACAGTACAACAGTCACTATTGACGACCCAATCTTTACATTAGGTGGAGATTCTGCTCCGGGTTCTGATGATAATAAAGATAGAGGTATTGAGTTTAGATGGCACAATGGAAGTGCTGCAAAACTTGGTTTCTTTGGTTATGACGACAGTGCTTCAGCATTTACATTTGTTCCTGATGCATCGAACTCTTCAGAAGTTTTTTCAGGTTCAGCAGGTAATGCAGTCTTTGGAGACATTACAGGTACAGGTTTAACAATAGATACAAGTACTCTTGTTGTTGATAGTTCAAACAATCGTGTAGGTGTAGGTAATGCTTCACCTGATGTATCTTTAGATGTTGGTTCTGTAACAGATGCTATACACGTACCAAGTGGTACAACAGCACAAAGACCGGGAAGCCCTGCTGCTGGTTATTTTAGATACAATACAACCACTGGAGACTTCGAAGGCTACACAGATTCTTGGGGAGCCATTGCAGGTGCAGGAGGAACAGCACCAGTAGTCGATACAATGACAGGTGATGGTTCGGATACGACACTTACATTGACTTCAGCACCAGTTAATGAAAACGCAACCGTTGTTACAATAGATGGTGTAGTACAGCACAAAGACACTTATTCAGTATCCAGTAATACTTTAACATTCTCTGAAGCTCCTCCAGATGACACTGCTGTAGAATGTATTACGTGGGTTAATACAACTGTTAATTCTGCATTGTTGGTACAAGATGCTGATGGTGACACACAGATTCAAGTAGAAGAAAGCAGTGACGAAGATAAAATAAGATTCGATACTGGTGGAACTGAAAGGATGATTATAGATTCTACTGGTTACGTTGCTATAGGTAGTAGTACAGCAAACAAACTCTTTAACCTAGCTGACCCAGCTCAAGGCGGTGAAGCATTAAAACTACATTTTGAAGCTGCAAGTGGTTCAGACAAGTGGGGAATATATGCTTATGATAGAACCAATAGTCATTATGCAAATATGTCGTTAGGACAAAATGCAATTTGGATTAATGGTTCAGACTCAAACGTTGGAATCGGAACCACAAGTCCTGATTGTAAACTCGAATTAGCTGAAACAGCTTCCGATACAGGAGTCCAATTAAAGTTGAACGGAAACAGATCATCTAACGGAAATGTTGGCGATATTGTTTTTGAAAACGCAAGCGATTCTGTAGCTATGATTAGAGCAAACAGAGCATCAGCTAACGATGCTGCTGATATGTTATTTTACACACAAGCAACTGGTGGTTCAAACGCAGAAAAAATGCGTATTACATCAGATGGAAAAGTTGGAATCGGCACCGACAGTCCGGGTGAAAGACTCCACGTTTATAATGGAAGCGGAGATGTTGCAGTAAAAATTGAATCATCAGGGCATCCGCAATTAAGTTTAAAAACTACTGGAACTACAGACCATAACTCAATTAATTTTGGAGACTCAGGCGATAATGATGCTGGAGAAATAAGATATACACATTCT